GAATTTCTTCGTCTTTCTGCTTTGTCATTTCGGTTTCTAGAGCTTTAGCGGCTTCCTTAGCAGTTACCAATTCAGCTTTCAACTCTTCAACCTGTTCTTTGAGAACGTCAGACATATTACAATTCTCCATATTAATACTAGAGTTACTTAATTTTAATGCCTGCGTTTCTTCAAAAGGGTTTACATCATTGAGAATCACGCTGCGCGGATTTGCGGGATTGCTAACAAGACCTTTTCCAGAAAACGCAATATTCCTTAATAATCGTCCTACGGTGTATCCTTCATACTTACCACTTCCTCCATATGCTCTTAAATGTTTTGTTAAAAATGCAGAAGTTTCATCTCTTGATACGACTGTATTTTCTCCATCAGGAGAAACAACAGCATAATCAAAATCATTGAAGAGGCATTCCATGGACACAAACCATTTCCCCTCTTCAATTTCCGCAATAAGTTTGGACATCCTTTCTCTTAATTCTGGAGTAGTCCAGCTATTATAGAGAACCGCACTGGTTGCAATATCAAACTTATCTATATTACTAATATCATCTATTTCATTACCATCTGGGTCAAGAACAACACTACCAGTTATATGACCAATAATGTCAGACTCATCATGCATGAAATTAAATTGTTTATCTACAGGGCTATCTTTAGCTCCCCAAGTTTCATTAAGATCAAAAACGTCGTCGTTTTTATTCCATCCGGTAGATACTAAGATAGAACTAAGATAATAGAGATCGTACTGATCTTTGTTTTCTGAGATAGTTTTATCTTGGGCAACAACTAAATTCTTGATGCTTTCTTTTTGTTCTGTATTAGGTATATAAAAACTAACTGGTGAAGAGTAAGCAATACTAGCATTTGCTTTTATTGCATCTTCAAGACCAGCTTCTGTTTCGCTTTTGTATATTTTCATGTATCACCTCAAAATAATATACACCATAAAACAAAAAATATAGATTCTATGTTACCCTGTTTTACTTAAAGCATAGCAAGAAACATGCATCTGACGTAGCTCGTCCATATTGGGCTGACGATCTTTTCTATTAAAGAAATCATCTTTAAGTTCTGGGAGCATTTTTGCAACGGAAGATGATAGACTAACTGGGTTTTTCAATATGTCAGCAATCACTTCTGGTGTTATATCAATATAGGGTTCTATATTACATAAGATACAAAGCTTTAAATGTTCTAATTGATCCATTTCACTTTTAGTTAAAGATCTTAAGCTAGCCTTTTCGTGATGATTTAAGATAGCAGGATTTATAATAGTAGAAATTTCAGACTGGGCTTCGTTTGCCCATAAGCTTAAGTTCGCTAAATCTTTAGCCGCCAAAAGTTTTGGCTTCTCTTCTCTCTGCTTTCTTTGTTGTTTGTCTCTAGAGTTTTTAGGTCTACCATCTTCTGGCCTGCCTACCGGATCGTACTTTTCTTCTTTGGGAGACTTATCTTTTTTAATCTCTGCCCTCTTTTCTTCCTTCTCTATTTTTTTATCTTCTTTTTCTTCTTTCTGGTTTTCGATAGTATTTTTATCTCTTCTATCTTTTGGTTCAGTTAGAGGATGATTGCCAGTATCACCAGAAGGGACTAAACCAAAGTCTTCGGGATTCATAGAGTCTTTTGTTAAAGCAATTTTTTCAAGATCATTCCTATGTTGAGGATTATGATAAGGACTTGCTTTTTGAGGCATGACTTCTGACTTTCTATCCTTTTCTTCCCTGCGGATTCTGATTTTTTCAATCTCAGGTATTTCGCCAAATCTCTCAACTAGAGTTTCTGCGCTAATAATGTTTCTATCAGCAAGCTGAATAAGAAGGGTTTTCTCCGATGCTTCGTCGGAAAGAACCATTTGGTCAAAATGAATTCTTGCAGGAAGCCTAAAACCCATAGCTTTTTGGACTATCTCTAGCTCTTGATTCCACCAATTTACTAATACTTGACGACCATACTCTAGTCTTTCAACAAGTGTTTTCAAACTAATAAAGTTATTGGTGAAACCGCCACCGCCACCAGAAGCCATTCCGGTAAGAGTAGGAGGAACTCCAAGACCTGCATATATATTGGTAAGTACAGGTTCGTATTTTTCTTTACCTAAGAATCTAAATACTTGAGTACTAGATTCTGTAAACTTAAGTTCAGGACCCCATACCAAGTCCATAGTTCCGCCACCAACATTGCTAGCTAAGATATTTCTTAACTTATTAATAGCAGCTTTAGTTGGGAGGATTTTATTGTCTAAATCTCCTAAGCTCCACAATCTTATATTAGAAATAGCACCATCTAAAGCCGATATATCTGCAAGCTTCATTTTTTCAAGCATGATGATATCATCAAGGATGGCGTATATCATTGGGTTTGCCCAAACGAGCCAATCATCTTTTTTGTAGTAATGTACGGATACCTTTTCTGGGTCTAAAGGAATTATCCTTTCTCCGTCTTCTATCGCCTTGAGAATGTCCGGCGGAAGCATTGCGTGTAAGTTTCTATGATGAGGGCTATCCCCTGTCATACTTTTGTTAGTTAAACCTCTAACTAACTTTGATACTTTTAATGCATATTGAGGTTGGCCAACAAATGTAGCTAATTCGTTCCCAATTACTTCAATAGACATTGGATTTAAGAAGTCAAACTTCCAAGGTATCTCTCTTTTGTTAACTTTTAGATCTACTACATCAATATCAGTTTCACCAAGAGCTTTTAGTTCATTCTCTGTTTTCTTATTTATCTTGGCGTTTCTTCTTTTTACTACTACATTTCCACATCTATACAAAGTATTTAGGAATCGCTCACTTCTCTCTATTCCATTTACTTTTTTGAACCAAGCTCTGAAGAATTTTTCAATTCTCTTATTTGGGTGAACGATTGTTATACCTTGACCAGCAAAATCTGCCATCAAGTCAATAACATTGCGAATAATTCCAACCCTGTCGTATGCGGACATGCACATACGAATAGCTTCTTTTTGTCTTTTTGGTACAGCTTCAGCAGACCTAAACCTATTATAGTCCTGCCTATCAAAACCAACTCTTACAGAACGATTAGGCTCAATGTCTAAAAAAGACCGACGATTATAGGCTACAGACTTTTGGATGCCATCATAAGAGTCAATGTTATCAGAAGTGTCAAAAAGAGCTTGTCTTTTACCAGAGTCATCAGACCAAGTTACAAAAGCTTGTGTTTTTTCTTGGTTTTGTATTGGATCATTGTCAGCCATTGTTCACCTATTCAATTGCAATTGGAATGATTTGGAATTAATCTAATTGATTATACACCAAACTAATATACATCTTTCATTCCTTCTGTAAACCAAGATGGGCCAACGTAAGAAGGACCTGCTATGTCACCTTTACTGCCTCTTGCAAATCCTCCAATAGTATCATAGACAGGAGGAGGAGCAGTCCTTAGTATCCTTCTTGCAGACCAGTTTGCCATTATCAAAGATGAATAACGGTCTTTCCTTAGTCTGTCTTTTCTTCCACCGGGAAGTTTTACTTCAGGAGTATCCCATTTGTCCCTACCAGAAGGAGTTTGCGACATAATGATCATAGATAGCTCATCTTTGAGTTCTTCTATTTCCATTATGCAATCTTCTAATGTGTCATATAAACGATTTTTTAATTTGTCATCAGATATAGCGAGGCCGAGCGTAGCTGAATCAAAATAAGGAAACAGCACAGTTTTGTCCTCAAAGTCTTTCCTCAGTCCATGATTTGCTTCTGCAACCCAATCAGCTTTAGCAAATTGTATGAGTTCCACAATATGTAATCCGGGTTCACCGTCGGTATCTTTTTCTTTCTTATCGTTAATAGTGGGCCAAATAGGAACTTCGCCCTCTCTAATCTTATCTGGATCATGCAATGCCTCCATGATTGCAATTCCTCCACCTTGAGCATCTAAAGCAATTTCAGCACAAGGAAATACCTTCATCAAATTTCTTATCTTTCTAGCACAATAGGAGTAAAAATCAGATTCATCAGCTACTCCAGCTTTTACTTGTTCTTTATGTCTACCTCTATTTGTTGTCCAGCAATATACTATCCTACTGTGATCTTCGTTGACTTCCATTACAACTATAGAAAAGTTATCTACTTCAGAAGCAGGATCAATACCATATACATATCTAGCGTTAGGATTTCCTCTTGTTACAGCATGAAACTCTATGTCGCCACTTGGAAGACTAATTGGATTTTGCGGAGAAGCCACGCAGGACTCAATAAGAGAGCGTTTAAAGAACCCATTACTATCTGTGGAGAAACACGCCCCAAACTCCATTTGGTAGATTCCTGAATGAACTGTGGCCTTTGAGCGAGCAACCTGAGCGGAATCCATGAAGCCTTCAGGTAAAAGTTCAAAAGGAACTCGAATAATTGAATATTGCCGCCAATCAAAACCATCAGGAACACCATCTTCACCAAATATTTCTTCTAGCTTCTTAGGATCTCCTTGGCTTGTTATAAAACTCTTCCATTTCTTCCAATACTCGGCAAAATGATTGAAGTCATAATAAGCTGTACCAGAAAGTATAATTTGGTTTGCGCCTTCTTCATATGTTTCTTGTTCGTCTTCTGTGAGTTCTCCAAGTTCAATAGCTTTCTTTTCAGCAGCTATCCTTCTTACGTTTTCAATAGGAGAAGCGCTAACGGCAGCAAAACCAGCGACAACATTTTCAAATATCTCTCTAGGTATAGATGCAAATTCGTCAGCGATGATGTCGTTAGCACGTTGACCACGAATTTTACTACCATCGCCAAGAGGTAAGCATGTGATCTGACTGTCTCCAATCTTTAATCTACACATGTCTACATCTCTTCTTGGACCACCGTTACTACCTACAATGTCTCTAAGAAGAGGAGAATTTCTCCAGATGGTGTCCATATATTCAAAAAGGACTTTAGACTGCCTAAAAGCAGCACCGACGATTACTATCTTTCTTCCGGGTAATAGCAAGGCCCGAAGTATAGCATAAACTGATAGTATAAAAGATTTACCAAAACCACGACTAGCGATGAGCATTGGAAATTTTCTGTTCCACATCTCTTTAAGCATAAGAGCTTGTGTTGGTAATATATCTATGCTGAATAGTTCTTTACAGACAAAAGAAAAGTATTCTGGGTTAGTCATTAACCAAGTCAACTTAGTAGTAAACTCTTCCTCTGTAGGCACACTAAAAGGATTTATTATTTTAGAGTCGTCTACATTGATATTGAGCCAAGCATCGTTGATTGCTTTTATGTTTTCAATCTGCTTGTTCACGCAGTAATATCTCCGTCTTTTCCTCGAATATCAACATCGCTCTTTCTTCAGCGTCTAGTTTTGAGTCACAAAACACAACCTCGACGCCGTGCTGTTCTTGATATTCGCATAATTTTTTCCACATAAACTTCCCATTCATTCGGACATACTGTAATTGTTTTTTAGGTATTCCGGAATTCTGAGGAAAGTTCATCAAGTCATCTATAGAAAACTCACACAAGATATACTTCCAACGAAAGTTAGACATTCTCTCTATCTCAGCCTCAAAAGCTTTTCTTTTTTTGCCAAGATTCATTGCAAGTTCGCCGGTAGAAGCTTTTCTCTCAATGACTAAATCTTTTTCAAGACCTCTAGCTGTATAGTCTCCAGTCTTCAGTCCCCATCTAGCAACCGCTAAGCATTTATCAAAAGCGTTAAAGCTCCAGCCGTTCTTCTCTCTAGTATCTTTTAAGATTACATATTTCATTCAGAGTTTTTTCTAACTATGTCCATGAATAGTGGTTCGTAACTACTCTCAGACCCAGTTATTTCCTTATGACATTTCCAACAGAGGGTTATTCCATTATTAACATCATATCTTAAATAAGGCGCATCTGCCCATCTTCGTATGTGATGAGCGTTTAAAGCTTTCTTATATCCACATCCCGGCATTTGGCACTTGTGGCCATCTCGCTTGTAAATCTGCTTTCGCCAGTCCGCATATATAGGATCATTATAATTCCGCAATTTTGTTCCTTTGATCTATTGTTTGTTGTCCTGTGATTTGCTCTCTTATCTCAAGCAAAGCTCTGTAGATTGCAGAATCTCTAAGCTTACACTCTTTGTATATCGCATCTAGCTTAACTTCTATTCTAATTAAATCTTCTGAAGGAGGGATTCTGACTTGAATCTCTTGTGGTTCTGAAGTTTTATTAATATGTGAATATATAGAAAACGATAGGTTACCTATAAGCAGGAACACTATCGCACACATACCGCAAATTCTCTTTTTTAACATGGGACACCTTTATGGGTGAGGACTCACCCTTCTCAATTTTGTTACTTTTATTTCATGAACTAGTTCATCCTCCAAATAATCAACTATTTCGTCCGTCAAATTTTCTTCTATTATTTTTGTTTTCAATTTGTTCAGAGCGATATGACAAGCATCGTCTGGATTTTCTGCATTCACAAAAAAGAATAGGTTCTCTTGATCCACTGTAGTGATACCAAGTTCATTCAAGGGGTTTATTATTTTCCTTGTATCTATTTTTATTTTGTAAATCATGTTGCACCATTCTGGACACTAATTGTTTAAACCCTGTTTTGGGCTTCCAGTCTAGCCTTCTTTTAGCCTTGTTAGCTATTCCTCTAAGGTATGGCACTTCAGATGGTCTTTTTAAATTTTCATCTATTTCTGTATAGCCCATATACTCTATAATATTTATACACTTAAAAGCTTCTTTTAGATAATCTTCTACAGAATAGGTTTCTCCTGTCGCTATAACAAAGTCCATAGGTTCGTCTTGTTGTAACATCATCCACATGGCTTCCACATAGTCTTCTGCATGGCCCCAATCACGCCTTGCGGATAGATTCCCAAGTTTGAGTTTGGGAATGCTACGACCCGTCTGGGTCGCCCAATGAAGGTCTGCAACATAACGGCTGATCTTCCTCGTCACGAATCTTTCGCCTCTTCTTTCTGACTCGTGGTTAAACAATATACCGCCACAGGCAAATAGATCATAAGAGCGACGGTAAAGGGAAACTGCACTGTGACCAGCAAGCTTAGCGATAGCATATGGAGATTGGGGATTGAATGTAGTTCTTTCATCTTGATATTTCTCACGATTATTATCGAGGTTATATTGATCCCCAAACATTTCTGACGAACTCGCTTGGTAGAACCGTGGACGGTTCCCCATCTGCCGGATCACTTCGAGGATATTGAG